CCTCCGCTCGGGCTGGCGTGGGAGCCTGTCAAGATCGGCCCGACGTGGCAGTGGACAGAGTCGGGCTGGCTGCTGCCGGCGCGGACTCTCGGCTGGGGCGTCCTCGCATGGTGTGGGACGTGGCTGCAGGACGGCAAGGGCCATCCATGGCAGTTCACACCCGAGCAGGCGCGGTTCATTCTCTGGTTCTACGCACTCGACGAGTCGGGCGACTTCCTCTACCACTCTGCGGTGCTGCAGCGACTCAAGGGCTGGGGCAAGGATCCGCTGCTCGCTTGCCTGTCCGCGGCGTCGTGCTTCGCTGACGTGTCGTTCGGCCACTGGGACGGTGACCGTCCGATCGGGCGCGAGGAGCCGAACGCTTACGTGCAGCTCGTGGCCGTGTCGCTCGACCAGGCGAAGCGAAACACCATGACCCTCTTCCCGTCGCTGATCTCGCCGGAGGCTCGGCGGCAGTACGGGATTCAGGTCGGCAAAGAGGACGTGTGGGGCCTCGGCGACACACGGCACATTCAGGCTGTTGCGTCGTCGGTCATGGCGATTGAGGGCCCCCGCCCTACGCTCGTCGGCCGGAACGAGACGCAGAACTGGAACGCGAGCAACGGCGGGCACGACCTCGCCGGCGCGATCGAGGGCAACGTCGCCAAGTCGCCCGGTGCTGCAGCGCGGATCCTCGACGTCTGCAACGCCTACCGCCCCGGCGAGGATTCAGTCGCTGAGCGGACCCGGGAGGGCTGGGAGGCGACGCAGGGCGACGACCCGCGGGCGCTCGACTACGGCTTGCTGTACGACTCGCTCGAGGCCCCCCCGGAGGCGCCGCTTTCCCCGCAGGACGCGCCCGATGTGGTCCGCTCCATCGCGGGTGACGCTTCCTGGCTGGACACGCGCCCGAATGGCCGGATCGTGAAGAGCATTCTCAACCCGTCGAACTCGGCGAGTGAGTCGCGGCGCAAGTGGTACAACCAGATCACCGCGACCGAGGATGCTTGGCTGACACCGCAGGAGTTTGACGCCTGCAAGGCGGGCGACGATGTGGAGCCGGTCGAGCCCGGCCAGCGGATGTTCCTCTTCTTCGATGGGTCCAAGTCGGACGACGCGACGGCCGTCATTGGCTGCCGCGAGTCGGACGGGCACGTCTTCACGGTGGGCGTATGGCAGAAGCCGCCGCGGGCCCGCAAGGAGTGGACGGTAGACCGCGACATCGTGGACCGGCGTGTCCGCGACTGGCTCGACGAGCACGACGTGATCGGCCTATGGGCTGACCCGTCAGACGCCCGGGATGATGAGACGGGCGAGCGGTTCTGGGAGCCGATCCTCGACGGATGGGCCAAGGACTACGGCGACTCGTTCGAGCTGCCGGCAGTGAAGTCCGGGCCCCGCAAGCACGCCGTCATCTGGGACATGCGCAACCCGGCGAACGTGCAGACCTTCACCGAGCATGCCGAGCGGTTCACGTCCGACGTGACCGACCGGCGCCTGACGCATGACGGCGGCGCGCTGCTGGTACAGCACGTCCGTAACGCGAGGAGACGCCCCGGCAAGTACGGCGTGTCCCTCGGCAAGGAGCACCGCGAGTCGCCCCGCAAGATCGACGCCGCCGTCTGCGCGGTCGGCGCTCGCATGATGCGCCACATCGCGGCGCAGTCCGATACCAAGAAGAAGCGTTCAGGAAGGGTGTGGTGACGCGTGGCACTGTCGCAGTCGGACGTCGTCGAGCTCTTCCGTGACCGCCTTCTGCCGCTCTCGGTGAGCGAGCAGGCGCGCGTCGACGCCCTGAACCTGTGGATCCGCGGCGCTGGCGATCGGATCCCGTTGCCCCGCAAGGCGTCGCAGGAGCACCGGGCGCTCGAGGAGATCTCTCGCTCGCCCCTGCTCGGCACGGTCATCACGACCACCGCTCAGGCGCTCTTCGCTGACGGGTACCGCAACCCGGACGCGCAGCAGGACGCGGCGGGCTGGGAGACGTGGCAGGCCAACGACCTTGCGTTCCGTCAGGCTGCGATCCACCGCGGCGGGCTTGGTCATGGGCTCGCCTATGCGACGGTCCTGCCCGGCACTGCGGCGGACGGGCCGCGCTCCGTGATCCGGGGCGTGTCGGCCCGCAAGATGGTTGCGGTCTATCAGGACCCGGCCGAGGATGACTGGCCGATGTATGCACTGCGGCGCGAGGCGTCGGGTAGCAAGGTGCTGTGGCGCCTCTATGACGAGCAGTTCATCTACTTCCTGTCGTCGGCGTCGAACGGCACTGACAAGATCGAGTTCATCGAGTGGCGCGAGCACGGTGCCGGCGTGTGCCCGGTCGTTCGCTACACGAACCTGCTGGACCTCGACGGGAACGTCGAGCCGGACATTGAGCAGCTCATCCCGCTCGCCGGCCGCTACAACAAGACCACGTATGACCGCCTGCTGACGCAGCACTACAACTCGTGGAAGGTCCGCACGATCGCGGGCCTGCAGGAGTTCGCTCCCGATGAGGTCACGGCCGAGCGCAAGAAGGTCAAGCTCGCCCAGGATGACATCCTCGTCGCGGAGGATCCTGACACGAAGTTCGGGACGCTCGACGAGACCCCGCTCAAGGGGTTCATTGAGGCGGCGCAGGCTGACCTCGACACGCTCTCGGCGGTCGCCCAGGTGCCGTCGACGGCACTTTCGGGCAAGGTGGCGAACCTGTCTGCGGACGCGATCGCGGAACTGCGGGCGGGCCTGTCTCAGAAGGTGTTTGAGCGTCAGCAGGCGTTCGGGAAGGCCCACGCGCAGGCGTTGCGGCTCGCGTACCGCCTCGAGACTGGCGAGGATGGCGACTTCACTGCCGAGATGCAGTGGCGTGACATGCAGCCGCGCACGATGGCGCAGGTTGTCGACGCACTCGGCAAGGCAGTGCAGATGCTCGGCGTCCCGCCGCAAGCCGTGTGGCACCTCATCCCGGGCGTGTCGAAGGCTGACACGGACGACTGGAAGGCCGAGGCGCAGACGCAGGAGTCACGTCAGGCGCGGCTTGCCATGGCGCAGGCCGCGGCGTCGGCCCGTGCCGCGAACCCGACTGTGGCAGGGCTGAACGGTGCCGTCACAAGCACTCCTTGACGCACACCGCGCCGAGGTGGCCGATATCGTCGCGGTCGCGCAGGACGAGCTTACGGCGTCATGGTCGGATCTCCCGATCGAGGATGGCGCGGCGACGAAGCGCGGCCTGACTGGGCTGCTGCGCGAACTCTTGGAGACGTTCGCACCGCTGGCCGCTGGCGCCGGTGCGGACTGGTATGCGGAGGCGCGCGCTGAGGCTGGCGTCGTCAAGCGGTTCACCCCGAGCCTCGTGGTGCCGGTCATCGCGCCGCAGATTGAGGCGAACGCCGGCTGGGCGGTCGGGCCCCTCTTTGGCAACGCGGATCCTGACCTTGCCCTGCGCCGCTCGGCTGGGGTGCTGCAGAAGCTGACGGCGAACGCCGACCGGGCCACGATCCTCACGAATGCTCGCCGCGATCCTGCAAAGCCGCGGTGGTACCGCGGGGCGTCGGCGAAGTGTTGCGCGTTCTGCGCGATGGTCGCCAGCCGCGGCGCGATGTACCGCTCGGAGGAGACGGCCGACTTCAAGGCGCACAACAACTGTCGATGCTTCCCTGCGGTCGCATTCCCCGGCGAGGCGGTCGAACTGCCGGACTACTACCAGAAGTTCACCGACGAGTACGCCACAGCCGCCGAGAAGGTCGCTGCCGACGGCGGCACCCGCTCAGCGAGTGCCGTGCTGTCGAAGATGCGCGAACTGTCCGGCCGCGCCTAGAGGCTTCCCGCCCATGGAGGCGGGTCGATTCACCACGACACGATCCCTGGAGGGTCCATGTCTGAGCAGGAAACCCAGCCCGAGGAGACGCAGGACGTCACCGAGGACACCACGGACGCGCAGGACGCGGACGCCCAGGAGGCGGACGAGGACGACGCGGACGACTGGCGCAAGGGCTTCGACCCCGACAAGGCTGCGGGACGCATCCGCAAGCTGCAGTCCGAGGCGAAGAACCTGCGCGAGCGGGCGAAGGCCGCCGAGCAGAAGGCCGGCGACGTCGACTCGCTCAAGGAGGAGCACGGCGCCCTGAGCGCCGAGAACCTCCGCCTCAAGGTCGGCTACAAGCTCGGCCTGCCCCTCGCGCTCGCGGAGCGCCTGCGCGGCAGCACCGAGGAGGAGCTGATCGCGGACGCCGACGAGCTCGTGAAGATCGCTGGCGGCCGATCACCGGCACCCCGCAAGCCTGTAGAGGCACTGCGGGGCGGCGGGCAGCCCGAGCAGGAGCCCGACGAAACGGACCTCCGCAAGCTCGGCGAGCGGATGTTCAACCGCTGACCCACTCCCCCGCACGGCCCCGCCACGGGCCCGCTGCGGTCAATCCACGACCATAGGAGGTCACCGTGGCGAACACTCTCTGGACCGCCCAGCAGGCGGCCCGCTCCTCCCGCGCACTGTCCGTCAGGACTTCTCGCAGGAGTTCGTCGCGGGTCGCGGGCAGACCGTGAACATCCTCGCCCCGATCAGCGCCGGCGCTGCGCGGACCTACACGAAGGCGAACCGCACCGCGCGGGACGCGATCGTGTTCGACGACATCGCCCAGACGTGGATCCCCGTCACCATGGAGGACCAGGTCTACAAGGCCATGCGCCTCCCCGACGACTTCGCCACGTTCTCGCTGACGAGCCTCGAGCAGCAGGTGCTTCGGCCGCAGGCTGAGTCCGTCGTCGACGGGCTCACGGCGCCGCTGCTGGCGAAGATGAACGCGGTCGCCACCGCCCCGACCACGGGTGCCGGCTCGGTTCCCGCGCTCGCCGCCGACGGGTCGAACGCTGCGCAGGTGCTCATCTCCATGCGCGCCGCGCTCAACGCGAAGAAGGTGCCGTTCACCGATCGGTTCCTCGCCCTGACCCCCGCCGCTGAGGCCGCGATCCTGTCGCTGCCGCAGCTGCAGAAGGTCAACGAGTCCGGCAGCGACGGCGTGCTGCGGGAGGCGACCCTCGGGCGTCTCTTCGGCTTCACCATCGTCACCGACCCGGGCCTGACGAAGTCGATCGCGTACCACCGCGACGCCTTCGCTCACGTCACCCGCCCCTCGCGTAACCCCGAGGGTGCAGCCAAGTCGGCGACGGTCGCCCAGGACGGATTCGCGCTGCGCTGGATCCAGCACTACAACCCCCTCCAGCTCGAGGACCAGAGCGTCGTCGACGCGTTCGTCGGGGCGGAGACGCTCGACGCGAACCGCGCCGTGGCGATCGCCGACCCGGTCTGATCGGAGGCTGACTGATGGCACTGGCCCCGCTCGCGCTCGTCTCGGACCTTGCTGCCCGAGCGGGTGAGCAGATCCTTGACGATGACGCGCGTGCGGGGTCGGTGCTGTCCATGGCGTCGTCCCTCGTGCGCGCCTACGTCGGCAACGACTACGCCGACGTGGCGGTCCCTGACGCGGCCGTGCAGGTCACGGTCGACGTCGCCTACCGCGTGTGGTCGAACCCCGATGGGCTGGTGGGTGACGGCATCGACGATGCCTCGCGCCGTTGGTCTGAGTCGACCGCCTCCGAAGGGTTCTACCTGACGAAGGCGAACAAGATCATCCTCGACTCCCTGCGCACCTCCCGCTCGAACGGCGGGCTGTGGACGCTGGGCGTCGAGAAGGGCGACGAGTACGCCGGGACGGTCTACGTCCCGACGGCGCCCGAGCCTGCCGGCTACCCGTTCCCGTGGTATGCCGCGGATGACCCGCTGATCCAGCCATGAGGGCGGCGATGAACGCAGCCGTGATGGCTGGGCGCAAGCGCGCCGAGGCGCTCATGGTCGACACGGTGCGCGTGGAGCGCGAGTCGGGCACGACGCTCGACCCGGACACGCTCGAGGAAGTCCCCGCCTACACGACCGTCTACGAGGGCAAGGCGCGCGTCCAGCGTGCGGCTGGGTTGACGACGCAGGACCGTGTCGTCGGCGGCTACGAGGTGGGTGTGGGGACGCTCCTGGCGCAACTGCCGCTGTCTGCGCTCGGCGTCAAGCGCGGTGACCGCTTCACGGTGGCCGCTGTCGACCCGGTGACGGACCCTGACCTGCTCGGCGTGACGGCGACGGTGCAGGCGAACCTGACCAAGACGCACCCGACGAAGCGGACCCTCATTTGCGAGGAGGTCACCTGATGGACATTGACCTCTCGGAGATCGAGCAACTGTCGGCGTCGCTGGCGAAGATCCCTGAAGCGGTGAAGCGGGACGCTCGGCCCGTGGTGCAGAAGGGCCTGCTCAACATCAAGGACGAGACCCGCAAGAACATCCCGAGCCGCTACTGGAATCGCCTCGCATACACCGTCACCTACAGCACGACGGCAGCGCTGTCGGGCGAGGTCGGCTATGAGGACCGTGGGCAGGGCGAGTTGGCGGGCATCTATGAGTTCGGCTCGGCTCGTCGCGCACCGCATCCGACCCTGTTTCCGGCTGCGAAGGCCGAGGCGCCGCGGTTCGAGAAGGCGCTCGCTGACCTGGCTGCGAAGGCGCTGGGTTCGCTGTGAGTGCCGATCATGTCCAGGCGATCGTCGACCGCCTGACGGGTGCGAAGCTGCGCGTGTTCGACGCGGACCCGTCGTCTCCGACCTACCCCTACGTGGTCGTGTATGCCGACGCTGGGACGCGGTTCTCTGACCGTGAGTCGGACCAGCGGGTGTCGCGGGAGATCGGCTGGCAGACAACGGTCGTCGGCTCGTCCGTGGCGCAGTGCCGCGCGGCGCTTGACCGCGTGACCGGGGCGTTGGAGGACTGGCGCCCGATCGTCCCGACCCGCTCGTGCTCGAAGGTGGAGCACGAGGGAACCCAGCCCGTTCGACCCGACGAGTCGGCGCCTGACCGCTCGTTGTTCATCGCCACCGACCAGTGGCGCTTTTCATCAGATCCGGCCTGAAAGGGGCTGTCCCTCATGGGATTCGTTCGAGTCAAGGCCCCCGACGGGGCCGAGTTCACCATCGACGAGGGCGCTGTGAAGGGCATGGGCGTGTCCGTGCTCTCGAAGGACGCTGTCGACATCAACGGCAGGCCGCTCGCGGCCAAGCCGGCCACCACCAAGGACGGCAAGCCGAAGAGCGCCGCCGCCGAGAAGAAGGAGTCCTGAGATGGCTATCACCTTCCCTGACGGCGTGGACGTCGCCGGTCGCCGTAACGCGATCTGGACGCCCACCCAGACCCTGTCCATCGCGGCCCTCGCGGCAGCGACCTCGATCGAGCTCATCTGCCACCTGACGAAGGGCACGCTCGGCGTAGCCGCTGAGACAGAGCGCGGCACGGACCCGCGCGAGTGCTCGACGCAGACCTACGAGACCCTCGGCAACTCGACGTGGTCCGTCAACGACCTCGAGTACGTCTGGTACCCGCAGGCGGCAGAGGGCGACCCGGAGAACAAGCCCTACGAGACACTGAAGCCACGCACCCCGGGCTTCCTCACGCTGCGGTTCGGCGTCGACTACGACTCGGATCTCGCGGCTGGCGAGAAGGTCTGGCAGTTCCCGATCACGG